AACAAACACGAACAACACAGAGCAGCGAGCTATTGCTACTTTATGAATACTCACTTGGTCGGTGATCGGCTAAATGGCAAGGTTTATCAACTCACGCCAAACGCGCAGACTGATGATGGCGCTTCGATTTTACGTGAACGCATTACACCAGTTGTCAATCCACACGGCACTCGATTGATTTTTAGCGAACTGGAATTGATTGCTCAGGTCGGGCAGGAAACTGGAATAGATCCGCAGATTATCTTGGACTGGTCAGACGATCGCGGGAAAACATGGTCACACAGTCAGCAACAGTCACTTGGCAAGATCGGTGAATACGGCAAGCGCGTCATCTTCAGAAGACTAGGTCAGTCATTTGGGCGAGTCTTTCGTATCCGCATGGGTGATCCAGTACGGCTTGTGATTACAGGCGCTAAGGTGAAACTACGATGAAGAAGCTACAGCCGCCAATCGGCGAACCCATGATTGTAAACGGTCAGATCTCACAAGTCTGGCTTATTTTTTTCTCAGATCTAGCAACTGCAATCAATAAGCTAAACGGATATTAATATGAAGCACTTTCACTTTTTACCATCTGCCGATGTGAATGCCTTGGTTTTGGCGATCAAGCGCAGACCTGATCTATGGAAAGAGGACACGTTTCTGCGCGACTATCCGCAAGGCCCATTCGGTGAAATCGAATCAATCATGCTTCGTTTCCCTGAAAAACGTGTCTTCGATCAGGAAGAAGAATTGGAAAAATACAAAAGCGGTGAAACGCAGTTCGATCAGCACGAGAGCGTGAACTATCCAGCATTCGATATTTTGCATGAAGCGCGGTCACTGGTCTTTGGTTTGATGGCGCTGGTACAAGGTGAACGCCTTGGTCGGGTGATGATTAACAAGATTGCACCGGGTGGGCGTATTTATCCGCACGCCGACACGCCAGAACATACTGATTATTACACGCGCTTTCATGTTGTTTTGCAGTCAGCACCGGGCTGTTTATTCCGTGCTGATGACGAGCAGGTGGACATGCGCACAGGTGATGTTTTCTGGTTTAACAACAAACTGGAGCATGAAGTCGTTAATAATTCAGCCTTTGACCGAATTTCAATGGTTGTAGATATCAAGGTGAAATCATGATTACAGCGCACATTGAAAGCTTTGAAGAAAACCTTGAATACCTGAAACCACTACTTCCGATTCATTATAAAGAACTGGCCTTGAATCAGGATAAAGTGCCGCTTTCCCCGCAATTCGACAAATACGTCGCCACTGAAAAACAGGGTGGATTGATTTTTGTGACGCTACGCAGCGCAGGTCAAATGGTCGGTTATTTCATTGGTTTTATTGCGCCGGGCTTACATTACTCGACCTGCTTAACCTGCCAGATGGATATTTTCTACGTCCTGCCTGAGCATCGTGGCGGTGGCGCTGGCTTTCAACTATTCAAATTTGTAGAGCAGCAACTTAAAAAACGCGGTGTTCAGCGCATGTTTGTCGGGTCGAAAATGCACAAGGATGCGTCTTGGTTATTTGAAAAACTAAATTACACCCCTGTAGAAACTTATTATTCGGCATGGTTGGGAGATTGATATGGTAGCAGCAGCAGTAGTGGGTGCAGCAACCGCTGCAGGGAGCATGTACTCAAGCAGGCAAGCAGGCAAGGCAGCCAAAACACAAGCGGCATCAGCAGATCGAGCAAGTCAGATTCAACAGGAGAACTTTGAGCAGACACGCAAAGACTTGATGCCATACAAACAGGCAGGCGATACATCACTCAGTCAATTAATGGGTCAGATGACGCCTAATGGGTATTTCAACCAGACGTATACTGGTCAGGATATTTACAGTGACCCAAGTTATCAATTCAGACTGCAACAAGGTCAGAATGCTATTCAATCCAGTGCAGCGGCTCAAGGTGGTTTATTGAGTGGTGCCACACTAAAAGCATTACAGAATTATGGTCAGGAATCAGCAAGCCAAGAGTACAGCAATGCGTACAACCGATTTAATGCAGATCAAACCAACCGATACAACCGGTTATCAAACTTAGTTGGTGTTGGTCAAAACGCAGCAGCTCAGGTTGGGAACGCAGGCGCTCAAACATCACAGGCGATTGCAAATAACACCATGGCTGGGGCTAATTCAATTGCTGCTGGGCAGATTGGTAGCGCAAACGCTTGGACTAATGGCGCACAGCAGTTAGGTTCACTCGCTACAGCGTATGCAAACAATAAGAAATCAGGAGTAACATGATGCTCGATTCATCCATCCCATTAATGGCTAAAGGTATTGATGGCTTGAAAATGCTGGAAGATGGCTCACAAATCGCTCAACTCTGGCAAAACCAAAAAACAGATGGCGAACTCAACCGCCTGTACAAAGAAACCAATGGCGACTTGAACAAGATGCTAGAGATTGGCAAAACATCGCCACTAGCACGTTTTGTTATGCCGCAACTGCAAGCACAGCAAGCAGCACAGCAAAAGGCTGCTTTAGATCAGCAGAAGATTGAAGCGGAAATTGGGAAAACGCAATCTGAAGCATTTAAAAATAATCAGCAGGGTGGTGGCTATGGCTTGGATAATGCTGGAAAGTTAATGGCATCTGCAAACCAAGCCCTTACTGTTGCGGCACGGACTGGTGATCCAAGGGCGGCAAGACTAGCATTAAGTAATCACCTAAAGGCAGGAACTATTACGCCTGAACTTTACAATCAATTTGATGAACAAATAAAGCTAATTGGGAATAACCCTGAAGAGCTCAAGAAATACGCGCAATCAATTGTCCTTGCTCAGTCAAAAGATCCTGACAAATACATGTTCACTACCGCAGATAATGTTTTGGATAATCAAACATCGGCAGATAACAACATCCGAACCAACCAAACGTCTGAAAACAACAGTATCCGAACAGCCGAAACAAGCCGCTACTCAACCGACGTTAATGCTCAAGCCGCAGCAAATAAATTGAGTTTCGAGCAGGCTAAAAACGAGCAGGAGCAGAAGAAGGGGACTGTGCTGCAATGGGGCGACACTATGTATATGGTTTATCCAGATAATAGTGTTAAAGAGGTCGCATCCCCTACTGGTCAGCCTATAGTTAAGTCCACAACAAGCAAAGGCGGTATGTCAGCTACAGCACAGAAAGAATTGTTTGAGGTTAGCGACTCTATCTCCGCTGCAAAAAATGGTATTGCGAACTTGCGAGATGCCTTAAAGTACAGCGCAAAAGCTTATGATGGGGTTGGTGCTTCTCAGCGAGCAGCTGTTGTTGGAAACTTCAAAGACAGCGAAGAAGCCACCGCCACAACCATGCTGAAAAATATTCTTCAAGGTAATGCTCTTGAAATACTTAAAGCTACATTTGGCGGTTCGCCTACCGAGGGTGAGCGTGCAATTTTGATGGAACTACAAGGCTCCGTAAACCTACCTCGAGCAGATCGTGAAGCAATTTATAATCGGGCAATTCAAATGGCTGAGCGTAGACTTCAGAGCAATGAGCAGAAAGCTGAGGCTATTCGCAATGGTGGGTTCTTTAAGCCTAGCACTCAGCAAATCCCTGCATCTATCGCCAAGCCTTCAGGCAATACACAATCATTATCTGGCGCTCAATCCAAAGGCTTCCAGTCTTTGATTGAAAAGCACACCAAATAGCAAAACCCAACGCAATAGACTTCTTTAAATAACGGATAAGCACTCGGAAGGGTGCTTTTTTTTAATGGGTAATGATATGGCGACATACCAACAATTGCAGCAGTTACTCAACAATCCAAACGCTCGGCAGATGCTCGACATTATTGCCAAGGCTGAGGGTGTGAAGCATGGTTATAACACCATGTTCGGCAATCAGCGCATAAGCAGCCTACAGTCGCACCCAAACATCCGCAAAAGCTTTGTGCAGACTGATGGTAAGTCCAATGTCACTACGGCAGCAGGTCGCTATCAGTTCTTAAAGGGCACATGGGATGGGGTGGCGCGACAGTACGGATTAAAAGACTTCTCGCCTCGAAATCAAGATATCGCAGCACTGGCGTTGATGGCTCAAAACGGTTCGCTTCCTTATGCCCTAAAGGGTGATTTTCAAACCGCTGTCAGGAAGTCAGGTGGCACATGGGCATCGCTTCCATCATCACCTTATGCGCAACCAAAGCGTTCATGGTCTGAGTTGGGTCTAGGTGGCGGTCCAGTATCACAAGCACCACGACCACAAGGCTTGACTGTTCAGCAACTCACAGCAAAGTACGGAAAACCAAAGGCGGTTGATGCCTCCGTATTTGGGCAACCAAAACAGCCGCAAGGTTTAACGGTGCAGGAATTGACCGCAAAATATGGTCAACCAAAAGCGGTGGATTCTTCTATTTTTGGCGGTCAGCCACAGTCGCAAGGCTTAACTGTTCAGGAACTCA